GCAAGAAGTGCCAGCGCGAGCTCGTGAGGAAGGCCGAGCACCAAGACTGGATCGCGGAGCGGCCCGGGGCCGACCACTGGGCAGGCGGCGTGTCAGGCTACAGCATGAGCCAGATGGACGTCGCCTGGCGGACGGCCTGGGACATCGTCTGCATGTCCGATCCGAGGCTCAAGGGCTACAAGAAGTTCGCCGACTTCGTGAACTTCGTCCTGGGCAACGACTACCTGGACGAGGCCGACGGCGTGAGCGACGAGCAGTTCGAAGCCTGCCTTGACCTCACCGTCCCGATGGCCGATGCCTCCTACGGCTGCTTCATCGGGATCGACGTCGGCAAGACCTGCAACTACGTGATACGCAAGCCGTACATCGGCCGGATCGATGGCAAGATCGTGCACCGGGCCATGGTCGTGCGCGTCGGTGTCTTCCAAGCGGAAGAGATCGACGAATGGGTCAAGAGCGCCCTCCCCAAGTACCGCCCGATCTGCATCATCATCGACGCTGAGCCGTACGAGAACGATGTGAACCGACTCATAAAGCGGTACCCGTCTCTGGTGTACAAGGCACGCTACGGGGCCAAGAACTACCGGCTGAACGAGGCGGATAACGAACTCTCAGTGCCACGGACCGCGGCCATCGACTTTGTTCTAGACGAGGTCCGAAAGAAGGAGTGCGTGTTCTGGGCCAAAGGTAGACCTGAAGAGCTGTGCGGCGATTTCTCACTTGGTGGCATGAAGCAACACTTCCAGAACGTCGCGAAGATCCGGGAGGAGGACGAGGAGACTGGGGACATCGTCTATTCTTACGTCAAAGTTGGAGACGACCATTATCTCCACGCTAGCCTCTACGCCTCACTCGGGCCCAAGGTCATGGAACTGTTGCGGAAAGGTACTACACAGCGTGTCGCAGACCCCGATATCGGGGGAGTCAAGCTCAAGTAAGGAGTGCACGCGCAAGGACTGCGTGTGTGACAACATAAAGAACGAGTTGAGCAACCTGGCGCAGTGTCTGAGCATGGCCGCGGAGACCGAGAACCTAGAGCTGATCGACCGCGTGATCCTCAGGCTTCATGAGATCAAAAAATATGGGGCCGTCTGTGTCAAGCTAAACGGCAGGCTCCAATGCGAGGATAAGAATGGGACTGATTAGGGACTGGAAGAACAGGAGGGAGATCCGCCGGCACGCTCGGCAGATCGCACGTGATTCTTCTGTCACCGTGGGCCGGACATCTGTCTCGTCCACGTACCAGCCCATGTCCCAACAACTTCGCATGGCACGCTCTGGCGCCAGGTACACAACTGAGACCATAGCCGGTCTCAAGCACATCACCAGCCCGGAACAGCTCCTAGACATCCTCCGGGTCTGGGACCCGGACGTGTCCGCTGGCATCTGGAACTTGGTGCGGACCGCGGAGTCTGGGTTCACCATCATCGGCTACGGCAAGGACGGCCGGCCCAATCGTCGCGTGCAGCGCAAGATCGACGAGGTAGTGAGCAGGCTTGAGCTCCCCTACGTACAAGGCAAGTTCGTCAACAGGCTCAGCATCGAACAGCTCGCGACACAGATGCTGCTCTACTCCTTCTTCCGTGGCGCGGTCGCTACGGAGCTGGTCGTTGGGCCTGACTATAGGGCCCAAGAGTTTGTAAGCATCGACCCGCCGCGGGTGCAGTTCAAGGAGGCGGGGAATGGCCAGCATGTGCCGTACATGTTCAAGCAGGATGCGCAGAGGGGTGAAGTCTCGCTGGATATTCCGACGTTTGTGTGGGAGATCCTGGACCCGATCGCGGACTCACCCTGGGAACAGCCCGCCCTGTTGTCCGCTATCAACGTTATCCTTTTCAGAATTGCGGTATTTGAGGACCTGCAGCGGGTGGTCAAACGAATCGCCTATCCCCGCATAAGCATCAAGCTGGTCGAAGAGACGCTCCAGGCGAACATGCCGCCCGAGGTGCAGAACGACCCTGACGAGGCGCGCGCCTGGCTCAAGGCTCGCAAGACTGAGATCGCGAAGGAGCTCGAGTCCTTGTCCCCCGAGGACGCGCTCATCATGTACGACTCCGTCGAAGTGAGCATGCTCGAGGCGGGTAAGAACCCAACAGTTGACTTTCGGCCCTTGGTGCAGGTACTCGACCAGCAGATCGTGTCTGCGCTCAAGTCGCTTCCTACCATCTTGGGCCGTAGCTTCTCTAGCTCACAGACGTTGTCAGCAACGGAGAGCCTCCTGTACATCAAGGGGGCTATGGGTGTCCAAAAACCGGTCGCGCGGGCGCTGAGCCGGCTCCTGACGATGGCCCTTTGGCTGGAGGGAGTTCAAGGCTTTGTCCGGTTCAAGTGGAAGGCGATCGAGCTGCGCCCGCTCAGCGAGCTCGAGACATACCGGTCGCTCAGGCAGAGCAGAGTGTACGAGCTCCTGAGCTACGGTAACATCACCGACGAGGAGGCGCAGGAAGAGCTCACCGGCTCGCCGTACCTGCCCGATGGCTACGTCAACCTGAGTGGGACCCGTTTCCGTGACAAAGACATGGGGATGGGTGATCGTGACAGAGTGGCAGCAGAAGACGAGGAGGGCACCGGCAACGATCCCCGGGCACGTGAGCGGACCGGGGGTGGCAGGTCACCCAGAGGCGATTCAACCCCAAGAACAGCGAGGTAGACATGAAACCGACCAAGGAAATGCTAGCGGCAATCAACGCGCTGGCCCTGGAAGGGTCGTTCAGCGACGAAGACCTGGAGGTCTTCCAGTTTCTGGCGGCCGATGGGCAGCTCACGGCGCACCACACGAAGTTCGACGTTCGCACGCTCCGGAAGTTCCAGCGGGACATGCAGCACGGCGATGTCGCCCTGCTGGTGAACCACAACCAGCGCGGGATGCTCCCGCTGGGCCGGTCCTTCTCCAGCGTACTCGCGGACAGCGGCGACGTGCGTGGGCAGTTCTTCATCCCGCTGAAAGACGCTTATGGGCGTGAGCGGGAGCAGGCCATGGAAGTGGCCAGCGGCATCAAGCAGGGCACGAACTACGACGTGTCCGTCGGGATCCACGCCACGTTCTACCAGTGCAACCTGTGCGGGCACGACGTCCGCACCTGGGAGTGCAAGCACTGGCCTGGCATGGAGTTCGAGGTCAAGGTGGACGAGCACACCGTCAAGAAGGAGATGTGCTTCGCGACGGTGCTCGGCAAGAAGGTCGCCACCGACGAGAACGGCATGGAGTACTTCGCGGACGTCGGCTGCTCTGAGCTGAGCTGCGTGGTCGACGGTGCTGTGGAACGTGCTCGTGCAGAGCGCGTATCCTTCAGCAAGGACAAGGACGGCAAGATCACGGCCATGAAGGTCGGGGCCGACGAGTTCACCAAGGTGGACGAGCACGCGGAGGTGCCCGAGCTCGAGTTGCACGTGCGCGGCAAGTTCGAAAAGATCGCGCCGCCCGCGGGGGCCGACGCCGGCAAAGCCGTGGAAGAAGAAGCCGCGGCTGACGAGCAGGAGCTGTCGGCGGCCGGCGCCGAGGGTACCGCAGCTGAAGGTGAAGGTGAGGGCGCCCTGGAGGCCCCCGCAGAACTGGTCGCCATGAGCAAAGCCCTGGCCAAGGCCACGGCGCAGATCGAGAAGTTCGAGGCCAAGATCACTGAGTTGTCCGCTACCGTGAAGACGGCGGAGGACGCGCTCGCCAAGCTGTCCGCGTACGTGCGCAAGTGCACGCACGAGAACAGCATTCGCGTGCTGGGCAACCAGTACGACCAGGAGGCTAGCGAGGCGCTGCTGGCCAAGGTGGACGTCGACGGCCTGATCGCCGCGCACGGCAAGGCGGTCGAGGCCCTTTCGCAGTTGGCAACCGGCAGACAGAGTCCTGCAGGCGCGCTTGCGGTTTCGCAGCGGCACCAGGTTCTGAGCGACAGCGCCTTCAAGGCGCGCTAACCCGCGCTACAGCGCAATCTTTCCACAGGAGAAGGAACCATGAGAACCGCAATCCAGCTCGAGAACACCGGCAACGGCATTGTCGACAGCATGTACATCACGGACGCCACGTTTGGCGCCGACCGTGCCGCCCGCGTGGCGCACATCGGCAAGTGCGTGTCCCTGGACCCCGGCAGCGTCGAAGGCGCCGCCAAGCTCTCCGAGGCTGGCGAGCCCATCCACGGCGTGCTCGAGAACGTCAGCGCCAAGGGCGACACCGGCGGCGTGGTACGCTCCGGCTACAAGCGCGTCACCTACACCGGCACCGCCCCGGTCGTGGGCGCCACCGATGGCACCGGCCACGTGATCGCGTCCGCCACGGACGGCGTGGTCACCCGCTGCTCCGGTACCTGGACCGCTGCCGAGGTCGCGCAGGGTCCCAAGAAGGTGGTCAGTGTCCGGACGTCGGACACCACCTGCGTCATCGACCTCGGCTTCCACTCGCTGAGCTAACCAAGTCCGTAGTTTACCCGGCCTTTCAACAGGAGAGCACACATGGAACTCGCACGAAGCATCTTCGAAGACATCTCGTCCGGCGCAATCGTCCAGAGCGCGGACCCGAACAAGGTCCGCCTGACGGTGGACGCGTACGAGCAGGCCGCCAAGTACGGTCTGAACCTCATGCAGTACCTCGAGGTGCTGAACCCCAGTGGGGACAACGACGGGCTCACCGCCTTCGAGCGCCAGCTGAAGCGCTTCGGCATCGTCACCCACAGCAACCCCGAGAAGGGCATCTGGTCCTCCCCTGGGTCGTACTTCTTCCAGGAGAACCAGCCCGAGTCCAAGATCCTCTTCCCGGCGTGGATCCAGCAGCAGGCCATCTGGAGCCGGCTGATGATCAACGACGTGAACGAGCTGCTGGCCACCACCCGCTCCATCGTGGGCGCCACCTACGAGTCGCTGAGCATCGACGACTCCGAGATCTTGGCCCTCAAGGGCAAGAAGTTCCGCGTGAACGAGCGCGGCCGGTTCCCCACCGTCAAGATCAGCTGGGCTGAGAAGGCCAACAAGGTCGACAAACACGGCGTGGCGATCGATGCCTCGTACGAGTTCGTCCGCCGCATCAACCTCGAGCTCCTGGGCACCGTGGTCGCGCGGATCATGGCGTACGACCGTGACGGCATGTACAACGACGCCGTCGACCTCATGCTCAATGGCGACGGCACCTCCGCCAACCCGGCAGCCACCGTCACCACTGCGCAGTCCCTGGACGCCACCAACGCCACGACTGGCGACATCAGCTACGAGGCGTGGCTGAAGTGGTTGGCCCTGTGGCGGCCGTTCAAGCCCACCCTGGTGATCGGCAACGTGGACACCCTGGTGAAGCTGCTGACCATGGCCCGCCCCAACTCCGACCCGCTGCAGATGATGGCCCTCCTGAAGGAGATCAAGTCGGGGTCGATCGGCGGCGCCATCAACACCGTGCGCGACGGGCTGGACTACTTCCCGAACGTCGACTTCCGGCCCGTGGACAGCACCGTCATGGCCGACAACCTCATCTTGGGCGTCGACCCCACGAGCGCGATCGAGCGCATCATCGAGGTCGGCTCCGACCTGCAGGAGACCAAGAAGTACATCGAGAACCAGACCACCAAGCTGGTCATCTCGATCGCCGACAACTTCTCCAAGATCTGGCCGGACGCCTGCAAGGTCCTCAGCCTGGTCGCGACGTAAGTCGAGGCTGACAAGTGGCCCGTAAGGTGATCTGCTACGACTGCCGGAAGGAAAAGACCTTCAAGGCGTCGTCTCCCAGGGGCAAGCCGCTCTGCGCGGCTTGCCACCAGAAACGGCGCATTGCGAAGGATCCTGACTTCAGACTCCGGCGGGTGGTCTCCACCCATAACAGTCGTAGCCGTACGGGCCGAGTTGAAGTGAGCGACGTGTACGCCATGCTGGAGCAGCAAGTGTTCAGATGCGCTTTCTGCTCCGGCCAGCTTCACAAAGGCTTCACGCTCGATCACCTGATGCCGACGATCGCAGGCGGGCGCCACGAGCCAGCTAACGTGGTGCTCGTCTGCGGAGTCTGCAACGCTTCCAAGCAGCATAAACCTCTTCTAGAGTGGCTCAACAGCAAGGGCTACGCTCTGAAGGCATACGTCAAGGAGAAGTACGAATGGCAGAGGACAAAGGCAAAGCTGGCCCCGGCGTGACGCCCGCGGCAGCCGCCAAGCCCGCGGTCGCGGAGGATCTCGTTGGCGATGAGATCTTCGTCATCCTGAAGGACCCCAACACCGTTCAGCGGGACCCTGAGACGCTGATCACCTGGCTCGGTAAGCAGGTGCACAAGACCCGCATCACCCGCTTCGTCGGCGCCCGGCTGGGCACGACGCTTCGCGAGGCCAAGAAGTCCGAGATCACGGCGTGGGCCGCTCGGGAGAAGGAACTCGTGGAGATCAACAAGGCAGGTCTCGAACGGCGGATGAAGGCCAAGGCGGAAGCCAAGGCCAGAGCCAAGCAGCGGTTTTAGTCCTGCTCATCAGCGAGGGTTCCCAGCATGGCAGAGCTAATCACTAAGACTGCGGACTACGACGAGATTCGGGAGCACTTAGCCGTTTCGGCCAGCGAGATTCCGGATGCGGCTATCAAGCGCCCTAGCGTCGTGGACGTGGCAGAGGCCAAGGTCTTCGCGACCGTGCCTGACTGGGAGTCCCTCCCTAATGAGCAGGACGAGATGTACCTACGGGCCGCGGTGATTCACTACGTGTGCTACCTGCTGGCTCCCAGGCTACCGCTCATCGTTGCGCAGTACGAGAGCGACAACAAGACTATCTTCGCGCGCTTCAAGGGGCTGGACCTCACGGCTGTCGCTCGGCAGCAGTTTGGCCGGTACAAGGCGTGCCTCAAGTCCATCTCTAGCTACACGGCAGCAACGGACGACAAGCTCATCGAGGGGTCAGCACCTGCGGTTGACCAGGTGACAGGCGACTGATGGGAATCTTTGAGCTGGCGGCAAGCGCCACCAAGAAGAACCCGGTTACCTTCATTGGCGCCGATCTAAAGCCAGTGCCCGG